GGGCTGTAAATATTAGGGGTACCAGAAATCGGATCACTAGTGGAAAACTCACCACTTCGAAGAATGGTGGGCTTGGATAGAAAGTTCTGAATGTCTTGTCCTACTTGAATTTCAGATTCGAAATTAAAACTATCTGGTAGATTGGAAGGAATTACTACTGATTTAACTGTAGCATCATTCACAAACTGAGTGGAAGAATTTTGTTCTATTGATCCTTCCATGCCTGTTTCAGGCAACAATGTTTTCACGTCTTGTTCGGTTTCGGGAGACGATAAAAATTTCGCAGAAAGTAGGTCGCCTAATTCCTTCCTGCTAGAAGTACCTGGATATTGGTGTCTCTCCGCCCCATCCTGGCAGTATCCCTAAATAGGGAAGGGCTTTAACACAGCAGCATTACTCATCTCTTTACACTTCTTTCATTAGAGGAGCAAGATCACACTGTGAGTTGGTGATTGTTTTATAAGCTAAACAATCAAACACTTGTAACTTATCGCAATTACAGCGGGGTACTTTTAAGGTCATTCCAAGACGATAAAGCCAATTAATTACCAGTGACCTTAGAAAGGGTGGTGAGTCTGTCTGTCATAACTTCGAATTTTATATCGTGTTCTTTAACTACTTCATCCAATCCTTTCTTTATCCTCTTGGTAAAACTTTTATACACATTATCAGAGTGTAAACTTAATTCGTTTACACATTCTTGGACGTTATCTACAAAAATAGAAAAAGAGTTAGGACCCTTCTTTGTCCAAAGAGGAATGTCAGCCACTGAATCTAAATCCAGTGGACCAACATATCTCCCTAATAATGGTTCAAAACGAAAAGAACGTTTCAAAAACGACACTTCTTCCAATGTTCGAAAGGGTGTATCGTCTTCTGTTGTCATTCTTTTTGACTCTCTGGTGTAGGTTAAACCTAATTCCGACATATATCCTGGTATAGTGATTTCATTGAACATTTCTTGAACGTCTGGGCTGACGCAAAATGTATTGTCATCTCCTAAACAAAAGAATTTAACATTACGCTCAAACGAGTCCACGTCTGCAGTTGCTCTTACATAACAATATCTAATTGCTATTTGATTATACATGCAGTTGACGAATGTTGTCAAGGGATGCCCGGAGGGTAAGCTGTCGAACCATTGATAGAGCACATCATAAATGACATGTCTAGAATTTACTAGTTCTAACCATAAAATAGATCTAACTCTTTGATTATCATCGGAGTCATCGTACCATTCATTAATGATATCTAATATCTTCCAATGAATAAAAGCTTTCTCAGATCCATCGTAACCAGAGAAATCACCTGCTACTAAACTGGGGCCAAATTTCTCAAAGACACTAAGTCTTTTTGCTAAATCGTGCCACTCGTAGGAGTACGCGTTTATTCCCATAGCACATTCATTATTTAATTTCTGTGCCAACACTTGTGAACAAAAGTCTCCAAAGTATTTCCTAACGACTACATTGTAAATAAATGGGCTCCCAGAAAATGCTCTAGTCTTACCTATCTTGACTTTCTGGAGAGGTCTCCTTTCATCTTTTA